CCTTGGGCGGTTTTTTGTGTTCCTGAATAGGGTTATGACATAATAAGCAGTGAATTATTCGGGGATGTTGCGAATTTCTTATTCACAAGGCGGGGGATTCACTTGGATACTGCGAACAATTCCACAACCACAATTACAAGTACCCAGCGTATTTATGAAGCAGTGCGCGAGCTGCGCAATCTAGAACAGACTGCGACTAGAGAGAGTGTTGCGGCTTTGACAAATCTTCGGCTGTCGATTGTTGATGACCGCCTTCGCGCCTTAGTTGATGATGGCAAGCTCAAGCGTTTGTTGCGTGGCATTTATGAGATGGTGGAGCAGTTTGCACCGCCGCGCCCTATGTCATGCAGCATTTTGACTGATGGGCAAGTGAATTTTGAGATTGGAGATGCGGCGATCCTGTTCAGCCCTCAAGAAGCGCGGAGTGCAGCAAGGGCTCTAGCCGGATTCGCAGAGGATGCGCGGGTTATAGAGAGCACGAGGCAGCACTTGTTCTTAGCGACCGAGCTGGCTGCCAAGGTGAAGAAGCTAGAGATTGAGTTGAAGGCGGTGAAAGCCAGCGTGGATGTCAAACAGCAGAGCTTGGCGCTATGAAACAGTATAGGGTTATGAAGATTCCGACTATTGCCCGAGCATTCAGGTATGGAAAAAAAGCCAGCGGCAAAGAAGCCCGCACAGACCAAGACAGAGACAACCAAGAAGCCCGCACCTGCAAAGGCAGCGGGTATTGTTGCGCCTAGAGCCAAGCCAGGCGTAAAGCCTAGGGTCGATTACGACCGCATTGAGGCTGGATGGCGCGCAGGGCTACTTAGCCCGCGACAACTAGCCGCCGCATACACAGAGGCCACTGGCGAGGCGGTTTCTCACGCAGCCATCATCAAGCACTTCACATCTAGGGATGTGCCGCGCGACCTCTCGGCCAAGATACATGCCAAGGCCGAAGCAATGGTTACGCAGGCAATGGTTACGGGCGAGGTTACGCTAAACACCAAAATTCCAGAAAAGCGCATTGTTGATGAAGGCGCGATGATGGTTACAGAGGTTCGCCTCGCCCACCGCAAAGATATTCATCGCGCTAGAAAGCTGACAAACTCTTTGCTGGACGAGCTGGAGAAGCAGACCGACCCCGACACTCTAGCCATGCTGGAAGAGCTAGGCGAACTACTGCGCCGCGAAGATGACAAAGGCGTGGATAAGAAGAATGACCTGTATAACCGCATGATTAGCCTGAGTGAGCGCTCCAAGACGATGAAAACTCTGATGGAGAGCCTGCAAAAGCTAGTTGATATGGAGCGCACAGCCTTTGGGATGGATAAAGAGATCGAGAAGAAAGATGATCCCCTGGATGCCTTGCTAAATAAAATCAACAATATAGGAAGCGCTGTCACCCCAGTGCTGCGCGACCCCGCCAGAGGGGGCAACGATGCAGTGTGAGGCGCTGGCTAGGCTTCCTTCCTCAAAAGAGGAGTTGGCGCAGTGCCTAGCTTCGCCAGAGTGGAGGCTTTTTAGCGGCTGCCTTTACAAAATCATGACCAAAGGCAGTGACGGTGCAGAGCCATGCTCTATCCCTTTCCGACCAAACCGCGCACAGCGCCGTTTCATCGAGCGCTTTTGGCATCGAAACATCATCTTGAAGGCGCGACAACTTGGGTTTACGACCCTTGTGGCGATCTTGTGGCTAGACCACGCCCTGTTTAATGCAGACCAGCGCTGCGGCGTCATTGCCCAAGACCGAGAGGCAGCGGAGGCGATTTTTCGTGACAAGGTGAAATTCGCCTATCAGAACTTGCCGCCAGAGATTCGTGAGCGCTTCCCGCTTGCCCGTGATTCGGCTTCTGAATTGCTCTTCGCCCATAACAACAGCTCTGTGCGTGTTGCCACTTCAATGCGATCTGGGACGATCCACCGCCTGCACATCAGCGAGTTTGGGAAAATTTGCGCCAAGTTCCCAGACAAGGCCAAAGAGGTGATGACGGGCAGCATTCCTGCTGTCCCTTTGAATGGTGTGCTGATTATCGAATCGACCGCAGAGGGCGCAAACGGGGACTTTTACGAGCTATCGAAGCGGGCAGAAGCCTTGCATGGCAGCGCACAGCGCCTGACGGAGCGTGATTACCGATTCCATTTTTACGCATGGTGGCAAGAGCCTGGCTATCGCATGAATGTTGGCCAGGTATCTATAAGCCGCGAAGATCACGACTACTTTGAAGCGATAGAGCAAGAGACTGGAAGCAAGATAGACCCTGAGCAGCGGGCTTGGTATGTTGCAACCAGAGATGCGGATTTCGCGGGCGCTCCTGAACGGATGTGGCAGGAATACCCTAGCACTCCAGCTGAAGCGTTCCAACAATCTACAGATGGGCACTATCTCGCCAAGGTGCTGCAAGTGGTGACAGCCGCAGGGCAGATCACCAGTGTGCCAGTGCTGGACGCGCCCGTTTACACCTTTTGGGATATTGGCCGCCATGACGGAACGGCGATTTGGTTTTTGCAGAGCATCAAGGGTGAAGATCGCGCAATCGGTTACTACGAAGGCCACCTTGACCACGACCTACGCGACTACGCGCGGCACATCCAAGAGCGCGGCTTTGTATATGGCGGGCATTTTCTGCCGCACGATGCAAGCCACAAAAAGCTATCAGATCACAACCGCAGCACACAAGAGATGCTGATGGACTTGCTGCCAGGCCAGCGCTTCCACATCGTCCCGCCAATTACTCATCTATCGACTGGGGTTCAGATTTTACGCAAGCACATGAAGGGGCTGTGGCTCGACAAAGACCGCTGCGCCCACGGCATAGAGAGGCTTCGTGGGTACAAGAAGAAGTGGAGTCAGAGCCTTGGAAGCTATACTGACGCACCTGATAAGCACAATGGCTGCTCAGAGGCTGCCGACGCTTTGAGGCAGTGGGCGCAAGCTAAAGAAATTGGGCTTTTCTCGCCGCTCGGCAGTGGCGTCAGTGATTACATAGAGCAAGGAGCCGCCGACTGGCGGGTTTGACAATGGACAGCAACGAAACCAAAACGGGCGCTCTATCGGTAGATGAGCTAATGCAAATCACCCGCGAGATCCGCAATCAACCAGATTGGCGGACACAGGCCGATAAAGAGGCGGATTATGCAGACGGCAATCAGTTAAGTTCTGAACTGCTGACACGGCTCAAGGCCGCGGGAATGCCGCCTGCAAAAGAGAACATCATCACGCCAGCAATTGCGGCACTTTGCGGTTATGAGGCGAAGACGCGCACAGACTGGCGGGTGAGTGCAGATGGCGAGGCGGGAAGCCGTGATATGGCTGATGCCATGAACTACAAACTGAATCAGGCCGAGCGCCATAGCAAAGCCGACAAGGCTCTGAGCCGCGCTTTCCGCGCAATGGTAACTGTTGGCGTGGGCTTTGTAGAAGTCGCACGAGCAGCCAATTCCCTAGACTTCGGTTTCAAATGCCGCTATGTCCATCGTAATGAAATATGGTGGGATTTGCGCTCAACAGAGCCAGATTTTTCAGACGCCCGTTGGTTGCGCCGCCGCCGATGGATTGACAAAGACCTAGCCGCGCAGACTTTCCCCGAACACGCGGAGCTTTTGCGCCACGGTTATGCAGGATGGTTTGACCTGATGGCAGAGGCTGGCGATATGTCCACTGGCCTGATGAGTGCAGATGAGGCTGAGCGTGCATGGACAAAGACCGAGGACGCTTGGCATAACACCGAGAATCGAACTGTGGCTATAGATGAGGTCTGGTATCGGCGCTGGGAGCGCGTCAAGATGATGCGAATCAAAGGTGGGCGGTCTGTTCGATACAGTGAGACGAACGCCGCACATGTGGCTGCGCTCATGGCTGGCAAGGTAGTCTTGGTTGAGGAAGTTATCCCGACCGTCCGCAGGTCTTACTGGGTTGGGGCGCACATGCTGCACGACAGCGCAAGCCCATACCCGCACCAGCATTTCCCTTATGTGCCCGTGATTGGCTATCGAGAGGATATGACTGGTGTTCCGTATGGATTAGTGCGAGACATGGTTTTCCCGCAGGACAATCTGAATTCGACCATTTCCAAGCTGCGCTGGGGTATAGCTAGCGCCAAGACGGTGCGGACAAAGGGCGTTTTGGCTATGACCGACGACCAGTTTCGCCGCACGATTAGCCGTGTGGACGCAGATATTGTGCTCGACCCGCAGGCATTGCAGCAAGGTGGGAAGTTTGAAGTGAGCCGCGACTTCCAGCTAAACGCGCAGCAGTTCCAGCTGATGAACGATAGCCGCCAAGCTGTGCAGCGGGTGTCTGGCGTGTCAGCCTCCTTCATGGGGCAGGCTGGCAGCGCGACCAGTGGGCTGCAAGAGCAAACGCAGCTGGAGCAATCACAGGTCTCAATTGCCGACCTGATGGATAACTTCCATGAGGCGCGGACGATGGTGGGTGAGATGCTGATGGCGCTCATAATCGAGGACATTGGCGAAGAGGAGCAGACCATTATTATTGATGGCGACTCCATGCAGCCCGCTCGAACGGTGAAAATCAATGTCCAGGAGATAGACCCGCAAACAGGCCGCGCTTACCTGAACAACGACATTTCAAATGCGCGTTTGAAGGTGTCTCTGGATGATGTGCCGACTTCAAGCGGCTTCCGCGCACAGCAGCTCAATGCTCTAACCGAGGCGGTGAAATCTGCCCCAGCTCAACTGCAACAAGTTATCCTGCCTTTCATGGTGAACCTGATGGATTTGCCGAAGAAAGAGCGCGTACTCGAAGCTATCCAGCAAGCCACGGCGCAGCCAGACCCAGAGCAAGCTAAAGAACAGGCTAAGCAAGAGCTGATGCACGACCTGAAGAGCCGAGAGCTGGACTTGCGAGAGCGAGAGCTTGCGGCAAAAGAGAAACTCATGGCGGCAGAGACGGTACAGACTGGGGTTCAGACCTCTTTCAGTGCCATGCAAGCAGGCGCACAGGTGGCGCAGATGCCGCAAATCGCACCTATCGCAGATACGGTGATGCAGCTAGCAGGCTATCAAAAGCCAGCGCCCTTTGGTCAAGACCCGAACTTTCCAGCTCCAGAGCAGGCCGCCGCCCGCAATGTCCGCAGCCCATATATAGAAGGGCAAGGCGCACAGCTTGGCAGTGAACAAGAAGGTGCTTTGCAAGTGGAGCAGGTGCGACAGAATACGCACCCAACTTTCCCCCCACTCCCGCAAGAATCCGCTGCTGGTACGCAGGGAATGGATACGCCAAGCGTGGCTGATAACTTGCCTGAGTAAGTTCGCCGCCCAGTATAGGGCTTTGTGCGATGCGGGGGCTGTGCAAAGATTTAGACAGCGAAAGTAATAGCGCCACGGCGGAGCCTGGCAATGTATGAATCGAGGGCTGGAAGCCCGCAACTGGAGAGCTATGGAAAGCAATCAAATGGAATCGGCAGACATTTTGACTGCAATGCTAAACGGCGATATTGACGCTGAAGGCAATGTGACGGGTGAAGATACCCCAGCAGCGCCAGAAGTAGATAGCGTGCCTGAGCAAATTCAGGATAAGGCAGCAAAGCCTGAGGGCAAAGCAGACGCAGTGGCAGAGCAGCCTGCGCCTATAGCCAGTAAGTCAGGCGGATACACCATACCTTACGAGAAGCTGGCAGAAGCCCGTGACCGTGCTAAGAACTTCGAGGCCGAGAACGAGCAACTGAAACAGCTTGTGCAAGAGCTATCAGCCAAGCAGCAGGCGAATTTCGAGCAGGCGCAAGCCAGCGCCGACTACCGCGCAAGCACTGGACAGGCAGCTACAGCAGCAGATGCGAATCTGCAAGCAGCACAAGCGGCGATTGAAGGTGGCGTTGATGCTGATGTGTTCGGGGACTTTTCTGAAACGGCATTAGCCAAAGGCATAGCAACCTTGCAAGCGCGTGAGCGTGACGCAATGAAGGCCGAGCTACTGGCTGAGATTCAGAAAGAGCTAGCTCCAATCCGCCAAGAGCGAGAGCAGGCAGCTGTCGATGGGCATTACAGCGCCATCTATGAGAAGCACAAAGACGCAGATGAAATTGTGCAGAGCGACCAATTTCAGAAATGGGTGCAGGAAATTCCTGCATTCATGAGGGCTGGTGTTGATGATGCCTTGAAGAATGGCAGCGCCCAGCAAATTATCGAGGTGTTCGATTCGTTCAAGAGCGCATCGGCACAAGTACAGAGACCACCAGAACCCCAGAACAAGGCCGTACTGGAAGTGCAGCGCCGTGTTCCAGCCTCGCTATCGGAGATTGCGGGAGAACCGCACCAAGACACGGTGCAAAAAGCCTTAGATACAGCAAGCCGCGATCCTGCTGCGCTGATGCTATCCATGCAGGATATGTCACCAGCTCAGATAGAGCGCCTACTCGCTGGAATCTAAAACACAATCTTCTTTAAAGGACAAAACCATGTCAGTAAAAACATCAGTCGGCGTTGGTAATCCAAACGCTATGAAGCTGCAGGCCGCAGGCCTGTTCACCCAGTCTATGCGCCGCAATTCGACCCTTGGCCGATTGTCTGGCGCTATGCCCAAAGGCGAGGAATCAGTAAATGGTACGCTGAAAACGCAAACCGCCATTGATATGCCAATCGTCAAATCCATTGATACAGGCCGCGGCAAAGGCGATGAGGTTGAATTCAACTTCGTCCAGCCTATCAACGCCTTCCCCATCATGGGTGACGAAATCGCCGAAGGCAAAGGCGTTGGCTTAAACTTGGATAAAGCCCGCGTCCGCGTGAATCAGGCTCGCTTCCCTGTCGATACGGGCAGCACCATGACCGCAATCCGTTCACCTGCCGACTTCCGCAAGATGGGTATTGCCGCAGCTCAATCGCTGCTCGATAGCTATCTTGACCAGTCCCTGCTGGTACAAATGGCTGGTGCGCGTGGCTCTCAGATGAACGCTGAATGGCGTTTGCCATTAGCGAGTGATCCAAAGTTTGCAGGCATGATGACCAACACGGTCAAGGCGCCTACTAAAAACCGCCACTTCATTGCCCGCACAGGTACTGGTGGCAGCAAAGACACTATCGTTGAGTTCAGCAGCGCGGCCTCGTCAGGCGCTCCTTTGATCGGCACTTTGACCACCGACCAGCTGAACATGGATGTGGTGGACAGCATTCGCACGATGATTGAATCCATCCCCCTCGCACCACCAGCGATCAAAATTCCTGGCGATGTGGTGGCAGAAGATTCGCCATTGCGTGTGTTGCTGGTATCTCCAGCGCAGTATTTCACCTTCGCCCAGAGCAAAGACTTCCGTCAGTTCCAAGCGAATGCGATTGCCCGCGCTGCCAAGGCGCAGAACCACCCCTTGTTCCTGGGCGAATGCGGCCTGTGGAATGGTATCCTCATCATGAAGATGCCCCGCCCCATCCGCTTCTACGCAGGCGACGCCATCAGCTATGCGGCCAGCAACACCAGCGAGGTTGAAAACCAAACGACCGTCCCAGCAGCCTTTGGTACGAACTTCGCCATCGACCGCGCCATCTTGCTTGGCGGCCAGGCGATTGCCCAAGCCTTCGGTGCAAGTGGCCACAGCGGTATGCCTGTGTTCTACAAAGAGAAGCTGTTTGACCATGACGACAAGTCAGAAGTACTGGCTGGCGTGATTCAAGGCATCTCCAAAATCCGCTGGAATGTGGATCAAGGCAATGGCGTTAGCCACTTCACCGACCACGGTGTAATCGCCATCGACACGGCTGTGCCAATCATGGCTGGCTTAGGCTCTTAATAGGCCAACGGCGGGGTGAGTAATCGCCCTACCTACCCCATTCTTCATCTTGAACAAGGAGGCCAATCATGGCTAATGTGAATATCAAAGCTGCAACGGCAGCACAAAACCGCCTAGGCAATACGCCCTACGGCAATCTGAACGCACTGAGCTACAAAGTTACCACTAC